GAAGCAATTGGAGATAATGGAGATGTTGAATAAAAAACAAAAACGTAATTGGATTATAGTTGTAATACTTATCTCAATAATAAATGGTATTATTGTTGGTAATTATTTATCTTAAAGTAATTTTGCCTCTAATCGGGTAAACTCAAAAGTAGCTTGCGCACCTATTTCTGCCTCGCTATTATAGTCCCAGTTTATTTCAGATAGGTTAGTTGGAAACGCTCCAATATAGTCCCATTGTATTTTTCTATTATTATATTCATCAAGACCAAACACTGTTAAGTTAGAGGAATATACTGGAAGTACTTGTCCTGGTTTTGAATATTTTATAATCTCATCTGCATTGACGGTTCCAGTCTTAACGTCATTAATTACATCTAACCATTTATATATTGCCCAATAGTTCTTATATTCGTTGTCAATGTTAAATTTTAAATTTAAAGAACTATAAGCTGGGCGAGCATGCGTACTCACTTTAATACTCTGAGCCCCATATGGTATTGTTTGTTCTGGTACACTAATATTAGGAGTAACTGTTCCTGCAATACTAATTTCTAGACTGTTCGCATCAATGCGGTTGTTATTTCTATTAATATTATCTTTAATTTCTTTTATACCTTCAGGTAAATTTAAAACTAAGATAAACTTATCTTGTCTATTTTTATTGAATGGTGCTTGGTTCATACTCTAACATATCCTTCTGATTCTAATAAATCCATATCGCTTAGTTCGCCGTCTCCAAAAATATTTATGTCTTCGAAGTAAACTGGATGTGGTTTCCAGGTATCATCTATATTTTGCATTTTATAGTCTTGAAGAAAATTACTAAATTTTTGATCTATATAATCTCCTAATTCAAGTTTCGCCGGGCGCTGATTATCATCTATTTCTGTTACATTATAATATCTCTGTACTATGCTATTTTCTAAAATTAGTAATGCCCATGTTAAAGACATAACTCTATCATCAAAGTCATACCCGGGTTGCGCGGCCCAAGCTCCATTTGGGTACCTTACAAAGTTCTTAAGCTCTTCAACTGCAAGTTTAGATTTTAATTTGACACATTTAAGTTCGTTCACCCAGTATCTCATATTAGTAATACCTTTATATTTGGTATTAGTGTGAGCGTATATTCCTAATCTATCATATTTAATTTGACCTATTTTAGGAGAATAGTTTACAATATTTCTATAATTGTATTGGTGATATAAATTATCAACAACTTGACCACCACAGTTATTTCTCTCTATACAAACAGGAGGAGTACCCCAGTGATAACAAATATCTCTAACTTTAGTTGTAAACTCAAACGGATTAATTTCATTACTAGCGTACTCTGCCACTTGAGTAATATTTTGTAAGTCAGTAATATCTAATACTTGTATAGCACTAAAGTTTTGTTGTACTCCTTCTGCAACATCTACTCCTATTGTATACAAGTGGTCTTTATTTGGCTCATCCCAAACACTATAACAACCATCCTCAAATAAATGTTTTGGGTCTGAGGTTTCGCTTGTAAGCTTAGCATAAAATTCTTCATCAATAAAGGAGTCGCCAGTGTCAAGAAACTTACATTCAAACTCTTGCGCAAAGGCTTCCATACTACCTATCGAACGAATAGTCTCCTGTTTCCATGCTTCATCCCGACCAGGTATTTCGTTCCATAGTATTTTCTCTGCGTGCCAGTTACTCTTTCCATTTACAGCATCAGTATAAAGATTAAAAAATAAATTGTTACTACCATTAGGGGTCGAGGCGACAAATATTTTAGATTTTTTAGAACTTGAAATAATTGGATAAACTGATTTCCAAAAACTATCAACTAAATTATTTGGAATAAAAGCAAGCTCATCTAGAATTAATACATTAACAGATTCACCTCGACCAGCATCTGAACTTGTAGTACTGATGCCTATACTACTTCCGTTTGCTAGTTTCATAGAAGTCTTACCATACTCTAATACACCTGGTTTAAGAAAATTAGGTAAGTTTTCATATGCTAATCTAACTCTAGAAAAAATACTAATAGCAGTTTGCTCTTTATTAGCAACAATTAATATACGTTGATCATCTTGAAAGCACGCTATCCAAAGAGCATAAATTGTCATCATCGTAGTCTTACCAGTTTGTCTTGAAGCAAGACAAGCTACAAATCTATTATCTCTTAAACTGCGTAATACTCTTTTCTGACAAGGGTATAACGCTATTTTTATTTTACCGGAATCTAGGTTAACAATGTGAAAGTATGTCTCTGCAAAATGAAGAATATTCATTTTTGCCTTTTTAAGATTACCGACCATCTCTGGAGTCCATTCAAACTCCATGTTTGCGTTAGGTAAGTTTTTATTACCTAAATAAAATTTATCCTCTTTTTTTTGCCTGGGCACTATAAATATTTACATGAACAGCAAAGATTTACTCTCTATTAACGAGGCCTTTGCGAACGCTACGTCGAAGGTAACTACCGACCAGCCCGCAAAGAAGGATGAAGTAGTTACTGAGGCAGCTCCATTAGTAGCATTAGGGGTTGGAGCAGCTAAAGCAGTAGGTAGAGCGGCTGCAGTTGGTTTAGCAAAAAACGCTTTAAAAAAGAAAGAAACTGAAGAAGCAGCCCATGATAAAGAAAAAGCTAAGTGCGATCACTGCGGAGGTACCGGTAACCACGGTGACCAAGAATGTAAGAAGTGCGGTGGTGATGGCTGGATAGATGCTAAAGATAAACTCGAGAAAGAAGCGAGGGAGATGGATAATATAATGGGTGATTATGAGAGTAGTTTATCTAAAAACTTTGGTGTAAAGAACGTCAAGGAGAAAGCGTCAGGGGAAAGTTTTAAGAAGCCAGATGAGAAGGTATCTGAGGTAGATTCAAAAACTCAACGTCCAAAGGGGGAAGTAAATGCTGCCGAAAAGAGTAAAGACGTTGGGGATGTTACAGATGATTTACAGGAACCAGTCGAAGATGCTCCAAAAGAAGAAGAAAAAAAGACTAAGAAAAAGAAGAAATTGACTAAGGAGAGTATAAATAATTCTAACAAAGGTAATATTATGTCAGAAGATAAATCAATATTTGATAAGCTCTATGAGAGCGTAATGGGTGAAGACGACGACTTTGAGCTTGGTATCCCAGGTGATGATGATGGTCTTGACGTTGGCGATGATGCCGGTGAAGAAGAAGGTGGAGATGTAACAGTAACATTGTCACCTGAGCAAGCCGATGTTCTCAAAACAATTGTTGACCAACTTGGCGGTGGAGACGAAGAGCTTGGTGACGATCTTGGTGATGACGATCCGTTAGCTGACACCGGTGAGCTTGAAGATAGTGTACACCAAGAAGAGACTAAACAGACAGGGGACGGTAAAAAGCCTGGTCATGATCCTTCTGACGGTGGTGGTAAGACCACAGAACCTGCTGCTGATAGCTTAGGTGGCAAAAGCGCTGGTGATGGTGCGGTTCCTGTTACAGACGAGGAAGGCACTAAAGATACAGGTGAAGGTAAAAAGCCTGGTCATGCTAAGAATGCTGGTAAACCTGGTTCTCAGGCAGTCTAACTGATAATATAACAATACCTTTAAAGGGCCTCCTGCAATTGCAGGGGGCTTTTTTTATTAAATAATTAAAATGTTTAAAAAGATATTTTTAGAGCTTCTTAGGCAACCTCACCGTACGAGAAATATATTAGGTAGCAGACGATTTAGAGGGTCGACTGGTGCAAAAGATAATAAGCTCTTACCAGATGTTCATCATGCTGATCCTAATTATCCAAAAAAATTAGAAACTCTAAAAAATATGCAATCAGGTTTGTTTTTGTTGAATGATAAAGAAGTACAAACAGTAAAAGAACTGTTTAAGATTACTGATCTAGAAGAACAAAAGTCTCGTAATTTAGGTAATACAGGTATAACGTTTTATATTGCTGACAACAAATACTATATTAAAAAATAATGGGTGCATTTATTACAACGACTATTAGTGCTGTAAAGTATTATGAGGGGGCTGAAAATACTACCAGGTTTAATTATAAATTAAGTGGCGCTAATGAGAGAGATCAAACGTATAAGAGATGGTGGAAGGAACAAATACGATTATATGGTACCGAGATAGATTATTATGTACGTAATTTTACTTTAAGCGCAACTGATAAAGTTTACGGAGAAAATACCCACCAAGGATATCACCCTAAATCCACATTTGTAATGTTAATGAATTTAACAGATGGTTCTCTTACGTATTCTCAATATGGTTTGGTTTCAGATGATGAAATAGACGCGGTAATAGATATAGAGACTTTTCAGCAAAGTGTATCATCTTATATTGGCTCTGTTTCTGCCTCTCTACCAAAAGCTGGAGATGCTTTTCAGTTAACTGAATTTGGTTCTATAGATCGCCCTGGTGGTAAAGACGGTAAAATATTTGAAGTTACCGAGCGCATGGATGAAATGATCGGTGAGATTAATCAGTTACAAGGTCATTATGTTTTTAAATTAAAAGCCCGTAGGAATGATCATACGTTCCTACCAGGACTTACCGCTGAAGCTGGCTCTACCATGGTTACAGATACATCAGGTGTTGGACCTCTTAGTGCAATAGAAACTGATTATATCAATGATTTAGATACCGAACAGTCAACATATTTTGATTACGGTACTAATGACGATGTATATGGGGACTACTATTAACAGACGAGACTGGTACGTCATGTTTGTATTCATACTCTATATCCTTTAATACAGAGTGATATCTCTCGTTAATATATTTGTTAATTGGAATAGGCTTCAGACAATCTTTATTATATCCTGATTTTTCAGCTTTATCGGATATAATATTAACTGCTTCGTATAGACACAACCAGCGAGCTAGCGGTGAGTATTTAGTTTCTGTGTTATTTGTCATATATAATGTTTGTCGGTAGTATTGTGCTTATATCTATTTGTACGTTATTATCTGCGCCGCACTTCTCGCATATAAAAGCATTCTCTTCTGAAAGGTCAATATCAACACTATTCATCTTTTTACATCCCTGACACTCAATTAATATTTTATTTTTATTAGCGAGCTGCGCCAGTGCTAGGGCTTCTTTTTCAAGTTGTAATCTCGCGATATATCTAAGTATGTTGTTGTATAGGATAAAAAATATTATTTGTATGGCACCTGCGAGAACAGATGCTTTTATAAATGATATAAGAGTAGGGTTAAAGAAGTAATAAATTCCTCCTACGCTGCCTGTGATTAATATTAATAAAGTTAAACTACGAATTATTTGTGCCATCATGATCTAAATCGTCCGTCACCGATTTTATAAGATCCTGAATTTTTTGCAACTTCTTATTTACGGATACCTGAGTTTTTTCGTCTGATGTAACCGTAGGGTTTTCAAATAATTGGTTCAAAAGATAAGTAGCGTCAGATATACTCTTAAATGCTGATCCTAATTGTTCTACCGCGTGGTCTCCTGGGAACGGTACTAGGTCTGCTTTAACTTTATTGTACGTTGCTGGACTGGATTTCGCGATGTCAGCAAGAGTTTTAGTAGTTGGTCGAACGTGTCTAGACTTTACATCCTTCCAGTACTTGTTGGTGTACATATATAAATCTTCGAAAAGTATGCCTTTCATCATAAGTATTTAATAAATACTTACATGGGAAAGTTTGAAAATAAATTTTTATCTGTATTAAACGAAGATGAGGCCCCACCAGTTGACGCTGTTAATGCCGCACCATCGGATGATGCCCAGTCGTTCGCTGGGAGTTTAGACCAACCAGAAAACGCTGGTGACTTCGAAGACGTACAAGACAATCAACCAAACACCGCGAACGAGCTCGCGCAATTGCAAGAGTGGGTTGGTAATATCGACGAGGTCATCGACTATTTAAATGGTGGTACTGATAGTGTNTTAGGGTATCTGCGAACCGATAATAAAACNGGTACAATTTTTGACGGAGTATCAGATGCTACTAAATCAGAAATTCTAGATATTTGTGAGCGNTTAGCTAGTTTAAATCAAATTTTCAAGAACTTATATATAGAAAAACATAAATAATTAAAATTATGGCAACAAAGGCAGAATTAACTAAAAAGGTAGATGATTTATCCGCGGCTACAACAACCGCACGTACGGCTTGGAAAGAAGCAATTCCCGGGCCGAAGGACCCTAAGATGACGGACGCTGAACAAGCTGCTGTTGATAAGCTTGAAGAAGCCTACACCACAGCAAAAGCGGCTAGAGCTGCTGCCGAGAAGGAATTAGCTGCTTGGATTACAGCGCAGAAGGTCGCTGCTTCTGCTGGTACCCCGGTAAATAAAGTTGACGGTGAACTTGAAATTAAGCTTCAAGCGGCTTGGGTACAAAACTGCATACGGATGGGCTATAATACTTCCAATTTGCGTCCGGAAGGCTGGAACCCATTTAATTAAAATATTATGTATACAAGAGGTTCATATACAGTAGCTAAAAGAGCTAGTTCTGGGAATTCTACAGATCTAATTAAGTTAGATGACGCTAAAAACGGGTTTGACGGTATTATAATCACGTCAACGCTAACTGGGGTTGTCACGGCTTATATGATTACTGAGAGCTCTGTAACTGATACAGCCACTCCGTATACTACTGGTCTAGAATTTCCAGCTAGTACAGCACCTGGTATTTATAACATACATGTTGGGGCTATTAAATGTGCTACTGCGGCTGATGCTAAGAAAATTATTGCCTTTAGGTAATTTTAGTTAATAAGAGCTTACCTTTTAGTTCTTTAAAACTATTTTTAATTATAAACCGGGATGAGATTTTGTCCCGGTTTATTTTCATACAAATATCGTTAAAATCTTTATATTGTTTAAACTCACTCGGCCATATAAAACACTCTTCCCCTTGACTTAGCAAAGATTTAGTTTTTTCCTTTGCAGTTATGTCACACCATTGATTATCAAGGACCCAGATTCGCTTATGAAACGGATATTGTTGTATTTGNTTTTCTTGTCTCTTAGTAAANCATGACCNACCTTTGCTAATACCTCCTACGGCGACTCCGTTATTAACAAAAAAACTATCGATAGGTCCTTCAAATATAAACATATAATCTAGTTCATTTGTTATATTATCAAAATTAAAAATTGTTTTATCGGCTCCGATTTTAGAGAGGTATTTTGGCTTTTTATCTTTTTTGTTTTGTTCTAGTTTACGAGATTGATAAAACAGTATATTTTTATTTTCATAAAACGGTAGTATAATTCTATTTTTATGAATGTAATCATCTCTACAGAACCATAGAGATTTAGGCTTGTTTATAGCTGTAAATAACCTTCTGCCTTTACATGTATTAATTGCTTGTTTAACCATGTCTTCGTGATTATAAAAACTATATTGAAGTTTATCATATAAATTAATACAATCCCCAGGTAGAGATTCTGGTTGTTTCTCTGGTATAAGAGGGTTAGGTTTTTCCTCTGGTATAGTAAAGGTATTAAATTCTTTACATTCGTTTATAATTTCAATATAATTCTTACCAGTTACTTCTTGAACCCAGTTTAGAGGAGAACCACTCCAGCCGCAATTGTGACAAAAAATATAATTTTCTTTAGCGACGAAATATAAGCGCCGTTTTCTCCCCCAGGATTTTCCTTCACGACATAAAGGACAACCGCCTTCATATACATTAGTTATTTTTTTGTATTTTGGGTAACCAGCGTACTGGAAAAACTTTTCAACAATATAATCTTGAGGTATTACTTCACTTATCATCAACTTTATCTACAGAGACGGGTATCTTAGTAATAAATTGACCTGTAGTTGGATCAGTATAATGTGCTTCTACCCGCACTTCATTACCTACTTTTACTGTTTTTAATACTGGTCGGACGGTGACTCCGTTTGGACCTACTATCGCTCTTGGTTCTCTAGGTTGATGTTGATGCATTTTGTATAGCCTTGTTAATAGTATTTAATAAATTTTCGTTATTATCAAACGAATTTCTCCATGATGAATAGTTTCTGACAATAGACCATAGATTTAATTCTTTAGCTTGCTCTAGGAATTTAGAGAAGTTACATTTAGATTCTCGTAGTTGTTCTAGTTGCTCTTCATAAGCAGGTACTTCGTCATCGTAATAACGATATCCCTTTTTAAGGTCCATTAACAACCAATTGCGCTTATATATTTCAAATTGATCATCTGTTAGTTCATCGGCTCTAACTAATGCCATTTTCTCGTCTCCGGGGATCGTTATAAATGTATGTTCAAGTTTAAGAAATCTCTTTATACCATATCTAGGAATCCCAGGGATATTATCTGACTTATCTCCTGTTACAGCTCTAAATGAAATATAATATTCTTTTTTTACTCCCGTATATTCTTCAAAATTATCTAAAGAGATTTCTTTCTTTTTTATAGGCGTATATACTATTGTATTTTCAGTTACTGTTTGTAAAAGATCTTTATCTGTTGTTATAATTACATTTGGTCCTGGGAGGGTACTGGATAGATACGCCATTAAGTCATCTGCTTCCATACGAAGAGGAAATATATTGTGAACTCCTAGGTCAGAGAGAAGTTCCTGTATCTTCTCAGCATTTTCAAAAACATTCTTAAACTTCTCGTCATCTCTACCTGCTTTATATTCTACTGTAACCGCTTCTCGTCGAAAATTAGTTGAAGGCCATTCTAGCTTCTTATCCCAAGTACAGTAAACATTTTTTGGCCGAAACTTATCTACATAGGATTTAAGAGATCTTAAAAACAGAAAAACTTGGCCAGGGTTATTACTTTCTTCTATTTTATAATTGCTCGTCCAAAAGATCCGGTAAAGTAAATTATTACCGTCAATTATTAGATTATTTGCTCCACCAGTTTTCATTTTCACTATACCACATTATAGTATATCTTAAATCATCGGCAAATGTTTTCTCTGTACCTGGTAGATTTAATTGCGATCCCTGCTGGATCATCATTGATCTATATCCGGAGTCTCTTAAGCTGTATCGTAAGTCATGTCCTTTTCTATCATCAACGTAACTGATTAAACTTTCTGAAGCATTGAGCTCAGATAAAATTAATTTAACAATTTCAAGATTAGAGCATTCAGATTCATAATCTGGCGCTAGGTTATATATTTCTCCTGATGTACCAAACTGTAACACATTGAATATTTTCTCACAATGATCTTTTACATATATCCATTGTCTCATATTCTCACCTTTTCCATAGATAGGTACCTTTTTATTCTCCCGAACTTTATTAATAACAACTGGTATAAACTTTTCTGAGAATTGGCGAGGCCCGAAGTTATTTGTACATCTAGTTATAACAACATCTTTTTTATATGTTCTATTAAAGGATAGGGCTAGTAAGTCAGCACCCGCTTTTGTAGCAGAGTAAATTGATGATGGATCTAAAGGAGAATATTCCTCACTTGGATCAGAATTAAAATCTAAACTACCGTATACTTCATCTGTACCTACTTGAAGAAACCTCGTATTGTCAGATAATTGTTTTAACAATTCATATACTCCTACGTAATTACTATCGATAAAAATATCTCCAGCCGTAATACTATTATCTACATGAGACTCAGCAGCGAAGTTTACAATATAATCATACTCTTTATCTAGTTTAAAATCTGAGATACTTTCATATATTATATCTAATTCATTACTAGAGTTTTTATACATATCCCATAACAGATCTTCTGTTTTTTTAGACACGCAATATGCATAGCTATCAATAATTGTTATTTTACAATTTTTACATTCTTTATAAAGTAGTTCTATAAAGTGACTTCCAATAAAGCCTAAACCACCAGTCACTAATATATTTTTATTGTTCATTTGGGTTAAGTATACGATTTAAAGAATCTCTCTCACATGGAAATTGTAGACCATATTCAATAGACTTATCTACTGATAATACACAGTTTGATCTATTAGCAGTAATATGCTCTTTTAACTGTTCATAGTTAATAAATTTCCAGTGAGGATTCCACATTCCATATTTATCTAGAATCTCTGTAACTTCTTTTGTGCTAAGAGGCTCTGGGTTCACACAATTATAAATACCAGCTGGGACTGTTCTAATATTAATTAGCCGATTCACTGTGTGAGTCAGGTCTTCAATTACTGTTTTTGAGTTCGTCTCTTGTAGGAGATTATTATACTTTAATAACTTCGTCAAGTAGTTTTTGCCTGAGTTAAAGTCATTACATATAGGCATACGAATCCTCAGGGTATACACATTAGGATAAGCAGAGAGACATAGTTCTGCTGCGTGTTTTGTCTTACTATACCAACTGCTATCTCCGTTAGAAATTCCAAAATTAGGTTCATCATCTTCGGTGTACGGGGTAGGACCATCATATATACATCCGGAGCTAATATTGATAACTTTAATATTATTTTGTAAGCAAAAATCTGCTAATATAGTTGGGAGAGTAACATTTAAATCCCAGCATTTTTGCTTGTCACTCTCGCATGCATCTACATTTGGTTTACCAGTATACCCTACACAGTTTACTAACCATTTTTGCTCACTACTAGGATTAAATTCCGGTCTAAGTTTAGTGACCAGATCTTCGTTAAGTAGAGCTGGGTTATCGTAACGATACTTACTCATAGCTACTACGTCAAAATCTGTCATTGTCGATGAAAGATAATTATATACCTTCTTACCAACGTAACCGTTACCTAAAACAATTACCTTATTTACTTTATTCATGTGTCTTTCTCTTCTTGTAT